GCTCTGGATCAGGTGCAACGTTCAATGTACATGCTATCGCTGTTAATGAAGTTAAAGCCTTCACGCATAACGGTGTAGCAAATAGCAGCCGAACAGTTGGGACATACTATGTAGCTAATGCTGGAGGTAGTGCTTCCGGTACTGGTGCTGACTTTAAAGTTGTTGTAAAATCTGATGGAGAACCTGTAGTTACTTTAGATGATAGAGCTACTAAAACTGGTGGAGCTGGATATGCTATAGGTGAAACGATCACTATCGCGGACGCTTCTCTAGGAAGTGGAGGTGCAGCTGCTGTTGTACTTACTGTAAGTGAAAGACATACAGCTGTTGATGTAACAGTTGAATTAGCATCAGGTGGTAAAGGATATGTAGCAGGTGAAACATTGACTATTGCTGACTCTGTATTAGGAAGTGGCGGTGGTCCTGCAATCACTGTTACTGTAGCTACTACAGGTACTTATGGAAAATGGTTCTCAATACTTAGAGATGAGAATGAAAAATATATAGGACAATATGCAGATGATACTTTTCGAGTATGGAGTCTACTAGATGGTAGTCCTAGAAAAGTAGATATGGGAGATGATACAGGTGTCCCTGCAGGATGTAATTATACAAATTTACAAACAGATTTATTAGCCTATAATACAGCTGTAGCAGATACGGATACTAAAACAACTGCATTAAATACATCTCAATCTACTTTTGCTACAACTAATGATGGACAAGATGCAACAAAAATAGAAAATTGGGAAACAACTTTTGATTATGATACAGGTATAGGTGAGATAACTGAAACCTTAAAATCGGGTATATATCAAATTGAAACAGATAATACATATACAGTTATTAAAGATAATGTTATAAAGAGCATTTCTAAGGAAGCATTATCTGGACCTGTTATAACATTGGTACGTGATGAAGATAATAAAGGAAGTGGTTATAGTGCAGGTACACATGCAACAACTACAACTGGAGATGGAACAGGATTAACAGTTACTATTACAGTAACAGGCGGAGTACCAGATCAATTAATTACAATAGCTAATGGAGGTGGATCAACAGTTACCACAGGTTATAAAGTAAATGATGTTATAACTATTTCTACAGGTGGTGCTAATTCTAAATGGACAGTAACAGCTATTACATGGGAAAAAGGTACAGAAAAAACCTTCGAACATCCTCATTTATCAGCCTCTAATAATAGAAAATTATATTCATTAATTGAAACTGTAGCAGCAACACATAGTTCAGCACAGCTGACAACCGCTACAAATAATATGAATACAGCTCAAACTAATTATAATAATGCTGTATCAGCAGAAGCAACTGCTAAAGGAAACTATGATACTGAAGTAACTGCATGTACTATACCAGGATTACCATCCACTGGATACTTACGAGGAGCTACAGCAGATGATATAGAATTACTAACACTGAATGATTTTACATATGTCTTAAATAAAAAGAAGACTGTTGCTATGACTTCACGTGTAGTACCAGCTTTACCAACAGATGCTTTTATAGTTATTAATGTAACAAGTTATAATTCAAAATACGAAGTAATATTAAACGGTGTAACAGTTGATTATACAACCCCTCAAGACGCTTCAGCTGGTGATGCTGATGCTACTACTATCGTAGCAGGATTAGTCAGTGCAATTAATGGAGCAGGTGGAGCAGCGGCAAGTTGTGTAGCTACACCTATAGGTCCAGGTATACATGTAACACTTGTAACATCTATTAAAGTAGCTGGTGGTCCACAAGAGAATGCTTTATATGCTTTCGTAGATTCTATATCAGATATGTCTTTACTTCCTATCCAATGTTTAGATGGGTATAAGGTAAAGATAGTTAATAGTGAGAGTATTGTAGCAGATGATATGTGGGTTAAATTCTCAACTAGTGGTACTAGTACTACTGGTCCAGGTACGTGGGCAGAAAGTAATGAACCAGGTGTATCATATGAATTAGATCCATTAACCATGCCTCACCAATTGGTTAGACAAGCTGACGGTTCGTTTGCTTTTGATCCTGTATCATGGGAAAATAGAGATGTAGGAGATGAAGTAACTAACCCATTACCTACATTTGTAGGTAGTACTATTAGAAATATGTTTTTCTATAGGAATAGATTTGGTTTCTTATCTGGTGATACTGTAGTAATGAGTAAAGCTGGATCATTTTATGATTTCTTTGCTGGTTCTGCACAAGTAGCTGCTCCTGATGATCCTATTGATATCTCAGCTTCATCTACTAAACCACTATTCCTACATCATGTTAAAACATCTAGTGCTGGTTTAGTTCTATTTAGTGATAATGAACAATTCTTACTATCTACAGACTCAGATATTTTAAGTCCTGAGACAGCTAAGATTAACGCTTTATCTAATTACGAATGTGATGATCAAGTAGAACCTGTTAACTTAGGTAACTCATTAGCCTTTATTTCTAAGACACCTTTATATTCACGTTTATTTGAAATCTTTAATATAAGTACAACTGATTCACCTCAAACATTTGACCAAACAAAAATTGTACCTGAATTAGTACCAGCAACTATTGATAACGTAGCAGCATCAGCTGGTATGAGTATGGTTTCTTTCGGTCAAACAGGTACAAGTACATTATATCAGTATAGATTTTATCAAGTAGGAGAAAAAAGAGCAGCATCTACATGGTATAAATGGGATCTTACAGGTAATTTAATTGATCAATTCTTTGATGTTAGTACTTTTTATGCTGTAGTAGCTGATGGTTCTAATGTAAATGTAGTTTCTATTGACCTTAGACAAGCTAGTGATACTGGTTTCTTAACTCTTTCAACAGGAGAAAAAACAGATGTATGTATGGATATGTGGAATTCAAACCCTTATAGAACATACACATCTGGTACAGATACTACTAGAGTATTCTTACCATTCACACATATCTCAGGTAAGACGTTAGCTGTATTAGCATTAGGTGGTTATATTGGTGGAGCACTTGGAGCAACAGATGCTTCTGTTGGATCTATATTACAACCAACAGTTGCAGGTTCTGCAGGTTCTGAGTATGTAGATATTAGTGGAGATTATAGAGGTAAAAACTTAATTATAGGTTATCTATATACTATGACAGTAGATTTACCAAGATTCTATTATTCTACAACAGCAGGTGATTCTCTTAGAACTGATTATACTTCTGATCTTATTATGCATAGGATCAAAGTATCTACAGGGTTAAGTGGTCCAGTTAAATATAACGTAAACCTTACTGGTATACCTGATAGAAGCCAAACAGTTAGTGTAATACAACCTGCAGCTTATCAATTAAATGATGTAGCTATGGCTGCTGATGCTGTACATACAGTACCTATACATCAACGTAATGAGAATGTATCTTTAAGTATTGTAGGTGATACACCTTTACCAGTTACTTTATTAGGTATGAATTGGGAAGGTAAATATACTAATAAATTCTATAGTCGTATCTAATGCATAAAATCAGAATCGCCACCCTATCTGATGTACCTTCAGTAGCACTAGATTTAAGGAAAGAAGATAAAAGAGAAGTGATGGAAGGGTTCGGGTTAAACCCAGCCCTTGCCCTCGCTGAATTAGTGCTAAGTAATTATACAGTTATATTCTACACTCCTGACGGCAGGACTGCTGGCATGGCAGGTGTAAGTAATGATGGGTGTGTCTGGATGTTATGTACTGATGCTATTGATAAGTTTCCTATAACTTTCATTAGACAAGCACGTAATTGGTTAAATACATTACCTCATAAATTACTATATAACATAGCTGATATAAGAAATATAGAACATTTAAAATTATTAAAACACCTTGGTTTTAAGTTCCTACGGGTTATTCCGCATGGTCCTAATAACCTGTACTTTGTAGAATTTGCAAAACTAAAAGGAGGATAAATTTATGGATCCAGTTACAACCTATGCTGTTGTTTCAGGTGGCCTATCGTTTGCTAGTAATCTTTTCGGTAGATCGCAGCAAAGAAAACAAGAACAAGCTGCAGCTGCTAGACAAAAAGCTGCGGAAGATAGAGAATTCGCTAACCAAGCCGCTCAAACTGCATATAATAGTGAGTTTCAAAAACTCATGATAGATGCATATAATGATCAAACGGTTAAAGAATATGATATAAAACTAGATCAATATAAAACACAATTAGATATTAATAGAGAAGCAGCTTATGGAGCATTTGCTGCTGAACAACATAAATTAAATGAAGAATTTGCTCAAGCAGCATTTAATAGAAATGCTATGATAAAAGAATTATCTAGTGTTATTGGTGCTCAACGTGCATCACGTTCTGGTAGAACTACTAGTAAATCTGCAGAAAGAGCTGATATAATCAATTCTTTAGGAGAATTTGGTAGAGCAAATATGTTAGTAAACAAATCTTTATTAAGTAAAAGGTTTGCTGCAAAACAAAGAATTGGAGCTATTGCTGGTAAGCATTATCAAAGCGATTTAAGTGCTTATAGTAAGATCCAAATACCACCTAGAATGAGAACACCTGCTACGGGAGGTGGCCCAAATCTACAATCACCTGTTGCTGCACTTAACGTACCTGGAATAGGTTTTGGAGATATACTATCTATAGGTGCTGGAGCCGCTGCTACTGGGTATAAAGCTTGGGGTAGTGCACAGAATTGGGGTCAGAAGATGGCTGACTGGAATGCCTCAAACTAGCGTTAAATTATTCTTATATTAATTATGGTTAAAAAGAAATTTGAAAGTAATGTACAGTTCCAAGGGGCTGGCGAAAATCTTCCAGGTTTTAGTGATAGGTATTTTGAAGTACCAGATCTCACACCTTACCTACGGGCAAATAAGGAAAGCTTGATGAAAGATTATGAACTTTCTGCTAACGAAGGTCTAGCGAAACTTAGACTAGAACAAAAACGAGATGAGGTAGTACATAGACATAACGATAGAGTTAATGCATTATTAGATAAAAGAGAAGTTCAAAATTTAACTGATTTTTCAAAATCTTTAACAGGTATGTTACAACAACATATAGATACAAGATTTGAAGATGCTCAGTATGCAGAAATAAGACAAGAATGGGTTAATAGAAACTTAGGTGAAGGTAATGAATCATTATATAATCAGGTTTTTGAAAACAGAAAGGTAGAAAGCCAACAAGTAGGTACCATGTTAAACAATGGTTTTCCTTCATCTTCTATCTATAAATTCCAAAATACTACTGGTAATAAAAGCTTTATAGCACAAAGACTAAACATTCAACATCTAGCAGCTACTATACCTGGTTGGATGCAAGGAGAGGGTTTAGAAGCTAAACGTGATATTACTTATGGTGGTGATGCTAGAATAATAAAGTTAATAAAAGACTTAGATCCTGACTTTGAATTAATTGATCCTAATACAGGTCAACCTAAACTTTTCTCTCTTTCTAGACCTGGTGAATTTTCAGGTAGTGCAGCTACTACAACTATACATCGTTTATTAAATGAACATCGTATTAATGAAGTTTTACATTCAGTTAGCCATTTACCTCCAAAGTTATTAAATAGATATCTTTTTCCTAAATTATTAGAAGCCGATACTGCTAATACTATAGAACTAGAAAAAAATAATAGAGCACTAATTGTTCAAGAAAGAGAAGAGCAAAGTGAAAAATTATTTGAATCATCATTAAAACTTAATGAAGGACATCTAGTATATCAACAAGAACTTCAAGTATTAACTCAATTATACGGTGGTAGCTCAGCGGCTAGAGATCGTGCAGAGGGTAAATTATTAGAGACATATGTAGACAATATAAGAAATGGTTACGTTGATAGTGTAGAACATGAACAATTTATGGACCAAAAGGTAACACGAAATGATGGTGCAGTAGTTACAATGCGTGAGTTAATTGGTCATAAATTAGATACACGTTATAATATGCAAGAGATAATTAAGGAAGGCCAGAAGAATTATGCAACAGCTAAAGCAGAAGAAGTACAAGGAGCAAATGCAGTATTACAAAGTCATTTCGATCAACTACTAGCAGAAGGTGTAGTTCTTAATGAAGACCAAATTAAAGCAATTACAGCTTTACATATGGAAAGGAATCCTACTATATATACTGATGGAAGCTTACCTGAACCAGCTTTAAATGCTATAACTCAATTAACAACTAATCAAAATTTAGAAGGATATGATTGGGAAGCTGCTATAAATTATAGAAAGGCTAAACGTGGTGGTTTTCTATTACCTGAAGATCTTGCAAATGCACCTGCTAATATACGGGACGCATTTAAAGATGACGTTCGAGACGAATTTGCACCAGATGATGATATGGTCACGAAAATTGAAGGCATGGCTAGATCTATTGCTAAAACTAAGTTTACGCAAGAGGGTTTATTATTTGACGCAACTGCACAAATATATAGTGACTTATTAACAGAAGATTTTCTAAACGAATTTGTTAAAGCGCGTGAAGGTCAAGCTTCCCCAGGCTCTGCATATAAAATAGCATTAAGTGCAGTCATGGCAAAAAGTAAACTTCAAGATGATGAAAATCCTTATATGAGTGCAGAGCTACAAGAACCTATTAAAAGATCTTTAGAAACTCTTGCATCAGCAAAAACTGCTTTATTGGAATCTAAAGATATAAATGTAAAAATAAAAGGTCTAGACACTGAGATACAGCTTGCTAAAGAGTGGCATGACAATGGAGGTAAAGGAGAAATACCTTCATTATTTACTGAATTAGCGCAAGCATTTAGAGGTACAACTCCAGGTGGTGTTACAGGATATGAGATGATGGCAGCTCAATTTAAAGCATATGGTTTAGGTGATATAGCTTTACCTAAAGTTATACAAGATTTTAAACAAAATGTTAGCCCATTAACCCAAAGAAATATAAATGGTTATCAAACTCAATCTACTATAACACGAAGTATTTATGATGATCCTAAGATGATTAAAATATTAAACATTAAACCAGAAGAAATTAAACTCAAAACTATAAACAGAAATAAAATTTTTCAACCATCATTAAATACTACTGTAAAAATTAATAATAATAATAAATCAGTTAGTAACCATTGGTCTAACCAAGACGACGTTACTATATTTGGAGGATCTTACTAATGTCAAGATTAGATTTAGAAGCTGGACAAGAATCTTTAGATGCTACAAATGAATTAGTAAAGTCTATAGATGAAAGAGAAGAACTTGAAAAAGTTAATGCTGCTCAAGAACAACTTGAATTAGAAGAATATCAAAATAGAAATAAACCACATGCTACCAAAGATCCAAAAGAATTTGGAGTTAGAGAAAATCTAACTGAATTAAAAAATGCTCTTGTAGGTGGTGTAAGAGATACTGGTAGTTCTATACTTACTGCACCAGAACGTATTGTTGATATGGCTTCTGGTGAAATGGCTAGAGAAATGAAGGAAGAAGGTGGTTATGAACCAGACTGGAATCCTTTAAGTGGTAATTTGAATCCTGAAACTAAAACATGGTGGGGAGCTTTAATACGTGGTGGTGTTCACTACGGAACTATGGCTATACCTATTGTTGGTTGGGCAGGTGCAACTGCTAAAGGCGTAGGTATTACTTCCAAAATAGCCAAAGCAACTGTATTAAGTCAAAATGTTTTAATACGAGGTGCTTCTGTTGGTGCTGTATCTGACTTATTCTCTGAATATTCACAAGATGCTAACGGTTTAGCTGTTGTTAGAGATAGATTTGGTTTTATTGATACACCTTTATCTACTAAAGATTCGGACCATCCTGCAATGATGACTCTTAAAAACGTTGTAGAAGGTCTTGGAATAGGTATTTTAGCTGACTTTACAGTATCAGGTATAGCAAATGCACGAGCTGCTAAAGGTATAACAGGTAAACCAGATTTAGACGCTATGAAAGCTGTCGATAAAATTGATGCTAATAGACGTGCTAAAGCTGAAAATGCTGCTAGAATCCAAATAGATAATAACTTAAGGAATGCTACTCGTCAAAAACTATTCAATAAAGGTATAGATTTTGATGGATTAGACCCAGATCAACAATTACAACAAATGGGTTTAGTAGCTAAAGCAGATCGTAGTGGTAGATATCGAAGTTGGAATCCTCCAGAAAATAATATACAACGTGCAGGTAGAAAAATTTTAGACAGAATCAGAAGTGTTAATAATCAAATTACAGAAAAAGGTAAAATTGAATTAAATGAAGACGGTTTTAGAGGCCATAAAAATAAACCTATAGGTGATCCATGGCAAGGTGCACCTACTTCTACTGGAAATGTATGGGGTGTTAGTAAGCAATTAAGGCGTATAGATTTTGAATGGGGATCTGAATTAGGTTCTACAGATAGTCTTGTAACTCCTGCTGCTGCTGAAAATTTAGCTAACAATGGTTTAGGTAAAAAAGGTATAACACCATCTATTGCTAGAGAAATATTTGGTGACGCACGCTTTAAAAAAATTGCAGAAGAACTTGAAATGCAGGGTAAATCTTTACAAGAAGGTTTCGGAGATGCATATAACAGGATGCAAGAAATTATAGGTGGACGTGATGCTGGAGAATTATCACCAGAAGATTTTTGGCGTCCTATTTTAAATGATGCTCAAGATCGTGTTGGTGATACATATAGGTGGAGTCAGCAAAATGTTTTAGCTGCTGATTTAATTACAAGTTCTTTATTTAAACAATTACGTGATAGAGGTATAACTGCTAGAGAATTGATGAATATAACAGATGTTACAGATATAGACAGTTCAATGAAATATATCCGTGATAATCTGATTGTAGGTTTAGAACAAATGAAACGTTCCCAATTCTTAGTAAGTGATACTTATAAAGATTTGGTAAATCAAAGAGGTGGTAAACAACTTGTAGATCAAGCTCTTGGAGAAATACATACTACTGTTAGAAATCAAGTTGATATGATGACTGATTTAGCACGTCAATCTCCAACTGATGATTTTTTACATGCAGTATTAGAAGCCTTCTCAATGTCTAATAAAATAAATAATTGGCAAGACTTTGATAACTTCATGCATAATAGATTACTTGGTGTTACTACTGAAGATGGTATAAGACAAACAGGTGCTCTTATAAAAGAATTACAAGGTGTTATGATGAATAGCATCCTAAGTGGTCCTAAGACACCTTTAAGGGCTATTATGGGTACATCTACAGCTGTGTTCACTAGACCTATGTCTCAAGTATTAGGTGGACTAATGCGTTATGCAAGTACTGGTTTTACAGATGCTAATAGTTTAAAACAAGCTATAGGTAGTGCTAATGCTATGGTTCAAACTATACCTGAAGCTACTGAATATTTCTTTAGTCGTCTTAATAGTTATTGGAATGGAGATATATCAACTATAAAAAATAGATTTTCTGAATATAGAAATGCTGATGAGCATTGGGATTTAGTAGGACATTGGGCTGAAACAAGAGGAACTTTAGGAGAAAAAGCTGCTTACCGAACAGCTAATCTTGCTAGAGCAGCTAATCAAAATAACTTCCTTACTTATTCTACTAAGTTAATGGCAGCTACTGATGATGCTTTTACTATGATCTTAGCACGTGCTAGAGCAAAAGAAAAAGCTATGCAGTTAGCATGGAATGCAAAAGCAGATGGTTTAATCCCTGATCTAACACCTGCTATAATTAAAGAATATGAAAGTAGATTATATGGAGAAATATTTGATCCAAGAACTGGTATAGTTAAGGATGATCTTCTTAAATATGCAAGAGGAGAAGCAACTTTAACTAAAGATATTAGTGGTTTTGGTAAATCTATGGATGAGTTATTTAGTGCTAATCCAGCCTTAAAACCATTCTATCTATTTGCTAGAACAGGTATTAATGGTTTAGAATTATCTTTCAAACATATACCTGGATTGAATTTCTTTGTTAAAGAATTTAATGATATAGCATGGGCTAAACCTGATGATTTAAGTTCTGTAGCAAAATATGGTATAACTAACCCACAAGAATTAATTAATGCTAAAGCTTTACAGAATGGGCGTTTAGCTATGGGTAGTTCAATTATATTCATGGCAGGACAACATTATCTAAATGGTGGTCTTACTGGTAACGGTCCAGTTGATATAGCTCAAAGAAGAGTTTGGGAATCAGCAGGATGGAAACCACGTTCTATTAAGTTAGGCGGTGTTTGGGTTAGTTATGATTCTTTAGAACCATTTGCAAATCTTTTAGCAGGTATCGCTGATATAGGAGATAATCAAAAATTAATGGGTCCAGAATGGGCTGAAAAAGGTTTATTAAGTTATGCTTTACTTGTTAGTAGAGGTATGGTAACAAAAACTTACCTACAAGGATTCCAACAAGTAACAGATTTATTTGGTAATAACCCTAAACAATTAGAAAAAATTGCAGCTTCTATTGCTAATAACCAGATACCTTTAGCAGGATTAAGAAATGAAATAGGTCGTGTTATTACACCAAACATGAGAGAATTGCAGTCTGGTTTTTGGGATCAAATACGGAATAGAAATTTATTTATGGAACAACTAACACCCAATAAACTACCTATTAAATATAGTATTTTAAATGGTAACCCTATTAAAGATTGGGATGTTCCTACTAGGATGTTTAATGCTATAAGTCCTGTACAAATTAATTTCGATCAATCTCCAGGTCAACATTTATTATTTAGAAGTAATTATGATTTAGTTACATCTACATTAACTGCACCTGATGGTACTTCTTTACGTGATAATCCAGAAATAAGATCACTTTTCCAACAAGCAATAGGTAAAACACTACCTGGATTGAAATTAGATAAATTATCTAAAGATCCAAAGATATTAGCATCTATTGCAGAAATGGAACAAGACCTACAAGCAGGCAGAAAGAGAATTAATCCTATGTCTTATTATCATAATAAGAAGATTAAAAAGATTTTTGACGCTGCTAGAAAGAAAGGATGGGCTTCTATTAGTAGCAATCCTGATGTAATGAATTTAATAAGAGCTAGACAATTAGAATCAGGAGCTAATTATAATAGATTAGTTAACCCAAGTAAGAGTAGAACACAATTTGATAAAGCTACAAACCTACTTGAAATGACAAACAGGTAACCTAATGGCAACAACTGAAAACAATTATACAGGGGATAATTCCACCGTTCTTTATTCCTTCACATTCCCATATATAGATACTACTGATATTAAGGTTTCTCTTGATTCTGTAGTTAAAACACTTACAACTCATTATACTTTAGCCAACGCTACCCAAGTTCAATTCAATTCTGCCCCTGGTACTGGTGTAAAGATAAGGATATATAGAGACACAGATACAGATAATAAAAAAGCTACGTTCTTCTCAGGTTCTGCAATTCGTTCGCAGGATCTGAATGAGAACTTAGATCAAACTTTATATGCTGTACAAGAAGCTAAAAGAGATATTTCAGACATGTGGACTGGAGCTACCACAATTGATAGTACTGAAACGTTTGTAGATAGTGATTCTTATATTTTAACAGCTGCAATGGTTGAAGATAGAATTGCAGCAGGTGCTCCTACTGTGTCAGGTATTCCAACATTAAGAACAGATGGTGGAAATGAAATGACCGGACATGTTGTATTAGATAATGCTAAAGAAGTTAGATTTAACGAAGCTGATGCAAATGGATCCGCTTATGTAGGGATTAAAGGTGCAACTGATAAAGGAGCTGAAGGATCGTATACTGTATCTTTACCTGCAGCAGCACCTACAGCGAATCAAATATTAAAAGCAGATGCCTCAACACCTACAAATTTAACTTGGGGATCTGCGACAGCAGCAGCAGTAACAGTTGCAGATGAATCATCAGATACAACATGTTTCCCATTATTTGTTACTGCAGACACAGGTGATTTAGCAGCAAAGAGTGGAAGTAATTTAACTTTCAATTCAAATACAGGACAATTAGGAGCTACTATATTATCTGGTGTTCTTGCTGCTGGTACTCAAAGCAATGCCCATACATGGAGTGCTATTAATACATACTCTAAACCTGTTATAGGTCAGCAAGTAACCTTAACTTCATCTAGTAATGCTACTGCTTTAGACTTATCTTTAAGTAATAATTTTAAATTAACTTTAGGTGAAAATAGTACATTATCACAACCTAGTAATGAAGTCGCTGGACAATCAGGTTCCATTATAGTTATTCAGGATGGTTCTGGAAGCAGAACTTTAGCATATCATTCTCATTATAAATGGCCAGCCGGAACAGTACCTACATTGTCAACTGCAGCTAATGCAGTAGATAGAATAGATTATATTGTAGAAGCAGCTGATAAAGTTCATTGTGTAATAACTTACGATATTAAGGTTTAAAGTTATGTTACACGATCATGCAAGAGCTGGAGCAGCTGCTCAAGGTGAAGAAGAATTTTATGATGTAGCGAAAAGCTGTATGTTCCCTGGAGATGAAGTTGCATCTAGGATGACAAGAACACAAGGTACTGCTACGAACCATAAGATATGGACATTATCAATGTGGTTCAGAAGGCAGGATGAGGATGGTACTACCCATCGTACTTTGTTTGCTGCCGGTAGTCAAGCTAGTTACCATGGTAATATAAATTTATACAACGATTCACTTCGTATGTATACTACTGGTAATTGGGATGCAATGGATTTAAGAACCAATGCCTTATATTGTGAACGTAACGAATGGTATCATTTAGTTGTAGCTGTTGATACTACACAAAGCACTGATACAGATAGAGTTAAGATGTATATAAATGGTGCTGAACCAGTAGGAGGATATCAAACTACAAGTTATCCAAGCCAAAATGCTACACTCCATTTTAATGCAAATATATTACATTCTATTGGTGGATTTGCTTATGGTGGACCTAATTCATGGATAGGTTTCATTTCAGAATTTGCGTTTGTTGATGGTGTTGCTCATGACCCTACAAAGTTTGGTAAGTTTTCTAGAAAAGGAAAATGGGTTCCTATAGAATTAACTGGGATAACTTGGGGTGATAATGGATCTTATTTACAATTTGGTTCATCAGGTGCTTTAGGAGACGATACCAGTGGCCAAAATCATGATTATACTCCAAGTAATATTTCTAGTTGGTACCAAATGTTAGATACACCATCTAATCCATATAGTATGACTAATATGAATTTGAGATGGTATTCTAATAATAGTTCTAGATATACTTATTGTGGTCATGGTAGCCAGATGACAAAAGGAGGTTCAGGTACTCTAAATTCTGCTATAGGTAATTTATTTGCTTTAAAAGGTAAATACTTTTTTGAGGGTAGGTATGATAGTACTTATACTTGGTCTGGACCTAGTGGAGCTGGAACTCATTGGCATGAAGCATATGGTTACATGAGCTTTACTGTTATAAATCCTAATGGTAACGCTCAAGGTGAGTTTCTTTTCATAAAATCAGCCCAAATTATTTATGGGATAGGTTGGCCTCAAGAATCATCAGGTCATAGCCACACGTCTCAAGGACAGATATTTAGTTTGGCAGTAGACTTTGATAATAAAACAGGTAAATTCTGGGTTGATGGTAGCTCTATAAATTCAAGTATTGACTGGGGAGATCAGAATGATTATAGAGAAGATAATGAACTTAGTTTGCCTGCACATTCCTCAGGTGGTACTAATTATGGTTCAGGTTTTACTATAAATAATGGGACTAACCCAACATTTAATAATCAAGAAACAGCTGGTGGTAATGCAGATGCTAACGGTCATGGTAATTTCTCAATGGCTGTACCAAGTGGTTACTTAGCATTTTGTAAGAAAAATATAGATTTAAATGAAGATGATCCTCATGTCACACCTTCTATAACAGATCCTACTAAAAAAGTAGGAGCTGCATTATGGACAGGTAATGGTGGTTCTCAATCAGTTACCTTAGGATTTCAACCTGCAGTATTATTTATAAAAAATAGAACCCAATCTGATCATTGGCAAATTCATGATGTAGCAAGAGGTGTTGATTATGCATTTACCAATAGTACTGATGGATCTACTGATAATTCTTCTTCTACTAATTTAAGTTTTACTAGTACGGGCTTTTCTATGAATAATGCCTTAGATGCTTATAATAAAAACACTGAAACTTATTTTGCATATGGATGGAAAAATAATGCATCAGCCGCAGCTAATGGTGATGGATCTATTAACTCAACAGTAAGATATGATTCAGAAGTAGGAATGTCTATTATTCAATACACTGGTAATGCTACTGGTGGAGCTACTGTTGGGCATGGTTTAGGAGAAGCACCTGGATTTATTATGTGCAGAGCTGCTGCTAGCGGTTCATATTGGTGTCCTGGTGGTACAACTTGTGATGGTAATAAATCGCAATGGAATAATATGAGGATGCGAGCAGAAGCATCTGATACTAGTTCCTCTTCAGCTAATAGTCAGTGGTATAAAACTGCTGCTACAAGCTCTGTGTTTTATGTAGGTAATGGGACATCTGGAGATTATGGTTACCATACTAATAGGAGTGGTGAAGTACATACTGCATATGCTTGGAAAGAAGTTAAAGGTTTTAGTCGATTCTCTCAATATCGTGGTAATGGTAATGCAGATGGCCAGTACGTATTCCTTGGATTTGAACCTGCTATAATTTTAATTAAAAGAATAGCTGGTGCAGATGATTTCATCTTTATAGATAACAAACGTAATACATATAACCGAAGAACTGCTTATACAGTATTTAGTGACGGTAATCCTACTGAATCCACTAGTAATGGTGATATGGATTTCTATAAAACAGGTTTTAAAATTAGAACTTCTAATTCACAACTAAACACTGCTAACGAATATTATTTATATGCTGCTTGGGCGCATAAACCTATGGCATACAACAATCCTCAATAAATTATGGCTTACAAATTAGGCGGAAACATACTAAATGTTGGTGAACCGTTTACTTATAATAATGTAAATTATCCTAGAAATTGGTTATCTTTAACCACTTTAGATGAAAAGAAAGCTATAGGCATAACTGTTGAAGCAGATCCAACACCAGAACCTTGGTTTGATACACGCTTTTATAAAAAGAAAGATGATCCAAGACCTTTAACAGATGTAAATATAGTAGATGAAAAAGGTGATCCTATAAAGGATCCTGAAACAAATGAAAATCAAATTGAAAAAGGTGTTAAAACAATATACCTTGAACAACAAAAAGAACAAGCTAGTAATAGATTAAGTCCTTATGATTGGTATGTAACACGAAAAGCTGAAAAAGGAACAGCTATTCCTTCTACTATTTCAAATTATAGAGATGCTGTACGTGCTGCATATGAAACCAGGAAAACAGAAATCACTAATGCAAGTGATGTAGCTGCCCTTCAAAAATTAATTGATGGAACTATTACTGCTTGGCCTAACGATTTATAATGCCACCTGATTTAGGAACACCACCTGTACTACCCTATATAAGCCTCCCTGATGCCCCTGATTTGAGGACTCCGACTCTTAGTATACCAACAGCGGATATACCCTCTTACAAGGTCTTGGTGGTGCCTCCTAGCGACTTAGAAAGACCCAAAGGTACAG